GACGCACCAACCTGGATCGCCATCACCCAAGACGGCCGACTCCTCACCATGAGCCACGCCAACTACGCTGAACTCTCCGATGAGTAACGGACAACGCCAACCCTGCCCATGCAACCCACACCCCCACCCCTGGTGCGGAGACAGAGGAATAGAAGACGATGACTGACCCAATATCCGACTACATCGAAGCACAAGCACAAGCCCACGTCACCGCCTACGTCATCGTCGCCACCACAGAAACCCTCACCGGCGAACAATCATTCTGGGTCGCCTGCCAAACCAACCAAACCGCCTCAACCACCCTCGGCCTCCTCGAATCAGCTAGCGCAGCAGAAAAACTACGAATCGCCAAACTGTTCATCGCCAACGACGACGACACCGACTAACCTCAACCCACCCCAACTCACAACGCAAAGGAGGCGTCATGAGAAAACGCAACGAACGGTATCTCCCCGTCCAACCCCTACTCAAGCTCTTCCCACCCGGAACAAGCGACGGAATGATCGCCGACACATTCGGCATCGCACGAACATCCATCGTCCGATGGCGCAACCAACCAAACATCTGCATCAATGAATACGACGCCGACCGATACGCAATCACCCTCGGCCTACACCCAATCGAAATCTGGGACAACTGGCTACAACTCGACGAGATCGCATCATGAGAAAAAACAAGGCATACTGCTTCCCCGCCCGCAACCTGCTGGAGAAGCTCGGCATCGATCAAGATTCCAGACTGCTCGCAGAAATCGTCGGCGTAGAACGAGCCACCATCGTCCGATGGCGCAACACAGGCTCCAACTTCACCTGGTTCCAAGCCGATGAAATCGCAGTACGCCTCGGCTACCACCCGATGGAAATCTGGCCTAACTGGATCGACGAATCATTGAAAGCAGCATCATGAAGTTCAAGCACACCCAAGCCTCACAAGCAGGAACACAAACCCTGTGGAGCTGCGCCTACTGCGGATCAGTCATCTGCATCCCCAGCGGTCGAGGCAAACCACACGGAAACTGCCCATCCTGCGACCGGAACGACTGGTCACAAGTAGAAGCACCGATCGCCATGTTCGACAAGGAAACAGCATGACCAACAGAATGCTCCAAGCCGCGCTCAGCTACGCCCAACTCGGCATCCGAGTCATCCCCATCAAACCAGGCATGAAATACCCGCCCATCAACGAATGGCAAAACCAAGCCACCACCAACCCCGACACCATCACCGAATGGTGGAACGACACCTACCACGGCTACGGCATCGGCATCGCCACAGGACGCACAACCAACGGCCACATCTTCGTCCTCGACGTCGATGATCGAGACGAATACAAAGGCTCCGACACCCTCCACGACCTCGAACAAACCTACGGACAACTCCCCGAAACCGTCGAAGCCACCACCGGCACAGGCGGACGCCACCTCTACTACTACAGCCCCACCGAAATCCGAAACAACGCAGGCACACGCCTCGGCAAAGGACTCGACATCAGAGGCGAAGGAGGCCAAGTCCTCGCCGACCCAACCCTCCACCCAAACGGCCGACCCTACACCTGGAACATCGGACAATCCCCACACGACCGCAAACCAGCCCACGCCCCTGATTGGTTGATCCAGCTCCTCACCAAACAACCCGAACCCATCAAACCACCCACCACACCCGACACCTTCCTCAACGACCCCACAACCCCCTCAGCCCGCTACAACGCCGAAACCACATGGGAACAACTCCTCATCCCCGACGGCTGGACACTCGTCAAAACAGACCGACACGGCGAACAACACTGGACACGCCCAGGCAAAGACCCACGCGAAGGCACCTCAGCCACCATCGGACACAACGGCAACGACGCCCTCATCGTCTTCACCAGCGCAATCCCCTGGCTCCCAGAAGGCGGCTACAACCGATTCGGCTACTACGCAGCCCGACACCACAACGGCGACTGGAAACAAGCCGCCCACACCTACCTCCAAACCCAACCCACCCAACCCAACCAACCCCCAACCCAAACCACCCCAGACGAACTCCACAACATGCTCATCAACTGGCACGACTTCTGGCAAGGAGAACACACCACAGAAGACTGGATCGCCAAACCACTCATCGCCCGAGGCAGACAAACCGCACTATTCGCAGGAGCCAAAACAGGCAAATCCTGGATCACCCTCAACATCATCGCAGCCCTCGCAACCGGCAAACCCATCCTCGGCCAACCACCCCAACCACCAGTCCACACCCTCTACCTCGACTACGAAATGACCCAAGCCGACCTCATGGAACGCCTCGAACAATTCGGCTACACCGAAGACGACGACTACTCCCACCTCCACTACGCCCTCATCCCATCCCTCCCCCCACTCAACACCTACGAAGGAGCCACAGCCCTCACCAAACTCTGCGAACTCACCAAAGCCGAAGTCGTCATCATCGACACCACCGGCAGAGCTATTGAAGGCGAAGAAGACAAAGCCGACTCCTACCGAGCCTTCGCCCGAACCACAGGCCTCGCATTGAAGAAAGCTGGCATCGCCCTCGTCCGAACCGACCACGCAGGCAAAAAAGTCGGCCAAGGACAACGAGGCTCCTCAGCCAAAAACGACGACGTAGACATCGTCTATCGCCTCGACAAGACCGACGAAGGCGTCCGGCTCGTCCGAACCCACTCACGCATCAGCTGGTGCCCCGAAAAGGTAGACCTCATCGTCGAAGACTTTGACGACATCACCACCATCCGATACAAAGCCCCCAGCAACCGAGGCTTCACCGCCCAAGCCATCGACCTCGCCCGACGCCTCGACCAACTCGGCTACCCCCTCGACCTAGGGGTGAATGAAACCATCAAACTGGCCAAAGAGCAGGGCATCACCCTCGGACGAAAGACCCTCGTCTCCGAGGCGATCCGATGCCGAAAGCAACCCAAACCAGACCCACTTGAGGTGGTTCCCACTTTTGACCCCTCTCACGGGAACCACCTGAAAACGGGAACCACTTGGGAACCACCTCGGGAACCACTTGGGAACCACCTCACCAAACCCAGCGCGCATAAGGGAACCACCCCACCCCCCTATAGGGGGGTGGTGGTTCCCATGCCCGACCCTGATGACTTGTCATACAATTCAGAAACGGGAACCACCCCCCATAATTCGTTCCAATCGGATCACATCGACCCAACCGACCCCGACCATCTCGACCCCCTCTGGTAGCCCCCCATGCCCATCCACCGCCCCTGCCTCACCTGCCATCGACTCACCATCAACCCACGACGCTGCGACACCTGCCAAGCCACCTGGCAAGCCCAGCGACCCAAGCCCTACCGACCCCACTACCGAGGCAACTACGCAGCCCGAGCCAAGGCGGTGAGGGAGACGGCCACCCAATGCTGGATATGTGGCGAAGGCGCACGAGTGGACGACCCTTGGACAGCCGATCACGTCCACCCAGGCGACACTTCACCAGACGCCCTACTCCTCCCAGCCCACCGCACCTGCAACTCTCGTCGCGGGAATCGCGCATGACCCCCCACCGGCAGTCTCGGGGGGTGGGGTCGGACTGGGGGCGCGCAGACGCCTATGACCCATGCCGTTGCACGACACGGGCGGGGTTGGTGGACGGGGTACGGCTACCCTTGTGGAATGGCAACGAAGTCAACGGGTGTGGGTCGCGGGAACAAGGCCGAGCCGGTCGAGCGTCGTCGAGCCAGGGGCGCACGGATTCGGAACGGTTTGGCTGCTGCGCCGATGCCTGGTTCAGCGTTAGCGACCGTCGACCTGGACGAGCTGCCGGAGCCGCCGGTGGAGTTGGGGGATGTTGGGGCTGCGTATTGGGTGACGTATTGGGCGGCTGGTCGTCGGCATTTGTCGGAGCTGCACGACGCCCCGCTGATGACGAGGTTGTGTCGGAACTTCGACAAGATCGCCGAGTTGGAGGCGTGGCTTGGGGACGATGTGGAGCGTCGCTGGTATGTGTCTCCGAATGGGCAGGTTGTGACGCATCCGGCGGTGAAGCAGATCGAGCAGATGGATGCTCAGAACACAGCCTGGATGTCGCTGCTGGGGTTCACGCCGAGCGACCGTGCCAGGTTGGGGTTGGCGGAGATAAGGGTTGCGAATGAGCTTGATGCCTTCAGGAAGCGTAAGGCCAACGTGGTCGACGGCGAGGTTGTCTCAGAAGTCTGACGGTTTGCTGGTTGCTGATTTCGCTTCGACGTTTCTGCATGTGTCGAAGGGTGTGAGGGCTGGGGAGGCGTTGGTGTTGACGGACTGGCAGCGTGAGTTGTTGGTGTCATTGTTTGAGCGTCGGGCTGACGGGATGCTCCGCTATCGACGCAGCCTGATCGGTCTGGGCAGGAAGAACGGCAAGTCGCTTATCGGGTCGCTGATTGCGCTGTATGGGTTGATTGAGGGTGAGCCTGGGGCTGAGGTGTATTCGGCGGCTGGCGATAGGCAGCAGGCGAGGGTGGTGTTCAATGAGGCTCGCTGGCAGGTGCAGCAGTCGGCTGCGTTGTCGGGTGTGTGCAAGGTGTATCGGGACGCGATTGAGGTGCCGTCGACTGGGGCGGTGTATCGGGTGCTGTCATCGGATGCGAAACTTCAGCAAGGCCTCAACCCATCAACGGTGATATTCGATGAGTTGCATGTGCAGCCGAATGATGACTTGTGGGATGCGTTGACGTTGGCGTCGGGTGCGAGACGTGACCCGATGATTGTGGCTATCACGACGGCTGGGCATGACTTGGACACGATTTGTGGGCGGCTGTATACCTACGGTCGGCGCATCATCGCAGGCGACCAGGACGATGAGCGGTTCGGGTTCTTCTGGTGGGAAGCACCCGAGGGCTGTGCCACGCATGATCGGGATGCGTGGCTGGCTGCGAACCCGAACTTGGCTGAGGGTTTGTTGTCGTTGGAGGACATGGAGATCAGCATGAACCAGACGGCCGAGATCGCGTTCAGGCGATACCGGTTGAACCAATGGGTTCGGACTGAGGGCGAATCGTGGCTACCCGCCGGTGCGCTTGACCAATGCATCTCCGACCTCGAGCTGGACAAAGACCTGCCCGTGTTCGTCGGGATCGACATGGCGTTGAAGCATGACTCGATTGCGGTGGTGACGGCACAGCCACAGCCATCGGGTCGCATTGTGTGTCGGGCGAAGATTTGGCATCCTGACGCTCACGCGATGGATGTGTCGGCTGTGGAGGCGTATTTGCGTGACTTGAATCGTGAGTGGCAGGTGATGGAGTTCGCCTATGACCCTGCGTTCTTTCAGCGTTCAGCTGAGGCGTTGGCTGATGACGGGTTGAACATGGTGGAGTTCCCGCAGTCCACAGCCCGCATGGTGCCAGCGTGTGGGACACTCTATGAGATGATCGTGAATGGCACGTTGGCTATCAACGCTGACCCGATGTTTATCGATCAGATGTTGAGTCCGGCGCAACGTCAAACCGACACGGGTTGGCGTTTGTCGAAAGGTAAGTCGAAGCGCAAGATTGACGCTGCTATCGCGACGGCGTTGGCGGTTGATCGTGCGACTCGAAGGCAGGAAGTCGCCCCGACCCCTGGGTTCTTTGTAGTCTAGA